CTGGTAGTATTAGTGCAGGCAATAATTCGAGTGTCACAGGAACATTTGATGTAAGTGGTGCAACAACACTTGCCGGCGGTTATGGCAACAGTGGTGTCACAATAAGTGCCGCAGGAGATATTAATGCCAACGGAAGTGTAATAATTGATGGTAGTATTTCTGCTAGTGGCAATGCAACATTAGGTTCTAATTCCGCTGACACTATTACAATGAATGGCCTAGTTAATACAAATATCATACCCGCAACTAATGGCAATAGAAACTTAGGTTCAAATGGTAATAGATGGGGAACTGTATACGGTGATACATTTAGTGGTACTGCAACAACTGCAAAATATGCTGACTTAGCAGAGAATTATTTAGGTGACGCATCTTACGATCCTGGTACAGTAGTTGTACTTGGTGGTGAAGCAGAAGTTACGCTTACAAGTAAAAAAGGTGATCATAGAGTTGCAGGTGTAGTAACAACAAATCCTGCACACTTAATGAACAGCACATTACAAGGTGATCATGTGATAGGAATTGCTCTACAAGGTAGAGTTCCTTGTAAGGTTTTAGGCAAAGTATCTAAAGGTGATATTATAGTCACAAGTGCAATACCAGGTTATGGCTGTGTAGATAATAATCCTTCATATGGTGCAATAATAGGTAAAGCTATTGAAGACAAAGATACGTTAGATAAAGGTGTTATTGAAGTGTTAGTAGGTAAAGCCTAATAACGATAAATATGTAAAATAGGATAAAAGATAATGGCAAATAGATTTCCTTTAGTTTTTGATGCAACTGCAAACAAACGAATAGAAGAAATACCTACAGGTGATAATTTAAATTTATCAGGATCTAGTATAGTTGATGCAATTGATATTTCAGCTACAGGAACTCTAACTGTTCCAACTATTAGTACAACAAATATTACAATAGGTGGCAATGCAATAGCACAGGTTGCAAGAACGAACAGTTATAATGATTTAAGTAATCTACCTAACTTGTTCAGCGGCGACTATAATGATTTAACCAATAAACCACCAGCAGGAACAGATTGGGCGAATATAACAGGGAAGCCAGTAATTGCAACTAATCTTAGCCAGTTAATAAATGATACAAATTTTGTAACAAATACACAAATAAGCATTTTACCTAATCAAGTTACAGGATTGGCAGCAATTGCCACTTCAGGTTCGTTTAGTGATTTAAGTGGTGTACCAAACTATGTTACAAATGAGCAAATTGTAGGTGGTACACTTACAGTTGAAGTAAGTAATACAGGTGATCTACAAGGTAGTGTGTTTGCTGATGACAGCACATTAATGGTAGACCATATTAATAACGAGTTACTTTCGAATAAATTAAAGACAAATATTATAGAAGCTGATGATATTAGTATACTAGCACCAAACGGTATTTTTATTGAAACTGCACAATTTTTAACCTTAAGAACACAATCATTTGAAATTACAAATGACAACGCAGGAACAACTATAGAAGATCAAGATAGAATTAGATTTGCAGGAAATATTGATTTTGCTAATGCTACTGTTACAGGACTCGTAGGACAAAGTATTGTCGGAGATATTAAAGGATCAGTCTTTGCAGACGATAGTAGTCTTTTAGTAGATGCTATAAACAGTGCTATTACTGCTGATACAATAGATGCGAACACAATAACCGCAACTACTTTAAAAGGTAACATACAAAAGAATGGCTCTGCACTAGATATTTCATCTGATTCTGGAATACAACTACTATCAAATGGAATACTCAATGCTCCTAATGCAACTACTGTTACTGTAGCAGCATCACAGGGAGTCAGTATTACAGCTACTAACGATTTAGTTCTTACTAGTACAAGTGGAACTGTTGATTTTACTAACAGTGCAGCAGTTGATTTTACAGGTGTAACTGTAACTGGATTGACAGTAGGTCTAGAAGGTGATCTACAAGGTAGCGTTTTTGCAGATAACTCAACACTATTAGTTGATGGCGTCAACGGAACTATTCCAGCAGGAAATATAACAGGTACCTTTACAGGTATTGATAGTCCTTCTTTAACAACATCAACAAACTTAACGATTACAGCAGGGTTAGCTGCAAATATCACAGCAACAAATGCAGTAACACTTAAAAGTACTAGCAACGGTATTGTATCTGTAGGCAATGAAGGTCTTGGTAATTTAGTATTAGGTAGTGGAAACAATACAACACAAGTAACAGCTGGTGGCACATTAGATATAAGTGACTTAGCAGCTATTAATTTCCAAAATTCTGTTATTCAAAACTTAGAAGGCGGAAGCATTGGCTATACTCCGGCAGTAACCGGTCATTGGAATGGCGCTGTTCCGACAACAGTTCAGGAAGCAATAGATAGAATTGTAGCAGCAATGTCAGCAGATGGAAACTTTACTACACTACCATAACGGAGAGAACACATGGCAATAGAATATATTAACACAGGACAAATTGCAAACGATGGAACAGGTGATGCTCTACGTGAAGCATTTATTAAAGTAAATGATAACTTTGAAGAGTTAGATTTACGTTTAATTGAAGAAACACAGATAGAAAACGTAGGCAGTGTAGGAGCAACTGTATACGCAGGTAAAACTGATGGAGTACACGGTTTTAAGAAATTAGTAGCAGGAACTAATATTAACGTTACTAATAACCCAACAACGATTACATTTGATGTTCCAGACTCGTTGGACGAATTATTAATTGTAACTGATAACGGTAGTATTACAGTTGCAAGTGGTCAAAGCATGACACTACAAGGTGGCAATGCAATTACAACAAGCGTAAGTGGACAAACACTTACAGTAGACTTAGATTCTGTTAATATTGTTTCTCGAGATAGCAATCCAAGTCTAAGCGGAAACTTAGATGCTAATGGTAATAGTATAACTAACATAGACACTATTTCAGGAAATACATACTCTGGTTCTGTAGAAGGAAACGTTTGGGGGTATGACCTAAGAGAATTTGGGGACTATTTTTCAGGATTTGACTTTGGTAATTTTAGGACAGAATATTCAAGTGCAATACAATTTATTATACAGAATATTGATATAGATTTTGGTGCAATTGATCCACCTAGTAATGATGTAGAAGTAGATCTTGGCTTTATCTCTTAGCGATAAATATGCTATAAGAGGATAAAAAATGGCAGATCTATGGACTATCGGTAATAATTACACACTAGCTGATTTAGAAGAAAATGTTACAGTAAGATTGCCTCTGCCTGTACTTTCTAGGGCTACTGTTAGTCTAATAAGTGGTAGTTTACCTGCTGGCTTAAGATTGGGCAATTTAGAGATAGTAGGCACTCCGTCTGAAGTAGCACGTATAACAGAACATAGATTTGTTTTAAGAGCAGCACTAGATTCTCAAGTACAAGATAGAACATTTAAAATAATTATAAATGGTCCTGATAATCCTATATGGCAAACGCCATCGGGCGATTTAGCAGTAGGAAATAATAATACATATTATATACTAGACAGTTCACCGATCGACTTCCAACTTATAGCCGAAGATGATGACTTAGCAGCAGGACAAACACTAGAATATTATATAGGAGACGGTGACGGACAATTACCTCCGGGTACTAGCCTAACTAGCGATGGTAGGATAATAGGCATTGTTGACCCTTTACTTGCAATAGAAAAGGGTAAATTATATGCTTCTGGAACATATGACACAAGTCCATACGATTTATCTACAGGTGGATTTGACTTTGGGGTTCGTAGTTCAAACGGTTTTGACAGTTTTTTCTACGATACTACTGTTTGGGATTTCAGTTATACAGAAAATCCTCCAAAAAAATTAAACAGATATTATGAGTTTACGGTAAATGTTACTGATGGGGATACTGTTTCACGAAGAACATTTAAAATATTTGTAGTAGGAGATGATTTTTTCCGTGCAGATAACACTATACTACAAGTAAGCAATGGTGTATTCACAGCAGACAATACAAATCTTAGAACACCGATTTGGATAACTCCTAGTAACTTAGGAATAAAACGTTCTAATAATTATGTAACTATACCACTAGATGTTATAGATACAAATAGTCTTACAGGCTTTGTGACTTATAGTTTAATGCCTACCAATTATGGTACTTATAGATTAAAAACTACAGGTGAAACTATTTACAACGGTCAATATGAAGTGTCAGGCATATTACCTAAATTTGTTGACAGTGGAAGAGGACCAAACAGTTTTAACGGCGTAATACCTAATCCTATCACAACAGATGAATGGGAAGTAATTAAACCTGAAACAGTCAGTGTATTGCCACCAGGATTGACACTAGATTTGTCAACCGGTGACATAGCTGGTGCTGTACCTTATCAATCTATTGTATCACAAGAATATAATTTTACAATTAAAGCAGAAAGAATAACACCTGATGATTTAAGCGAATCTGTAAGTTCCACTAAGAAGTTTACACTCACTTTAATAGGTGAAATTAATTCAGAAACGAAATGGGTAACTAAATCAAATCTAGGAATATTAAATTCTAACTCTATCAGTTTACTTAGAATAGATGCAACTACTAATGTTCCTAATGCAAAAGTATTATATAGTCTAGCATCAGGAAGATTGCCGCCTGGACTACAATTAAGTTTTGATGGAGAAATTGTAGGAACAGTAAACGCATTTGGTGAAAATGTTTATAAAAGTTTATGGCGTGGAAGTAGAGCATATAGAGCAGGTGATATTGTAAAATATAATAATAAATTATATCAAACACCAAGCAATCACACAAGTAACTCTAATGGTGACTTTGCACAAGATACTAGCCTTTGGAATACATTTGAATATACAAAGTCAGGACTAACAACTTTAGATAGTGATACTACATTAATTGACGGTAATACAACTACAGTTGATAGACTATATAAGTTTACAGTAAATGCCGAGGATCAATACAAGTATAGTATTGTACAAAGAGAATTTACAATACAAGTTCGCGATCCAGAAGTAACTAAATTTAGTAATTTAAGTTTTAGACCTTTCTTAAAAGAAAGTACAAAACAAGAATTTAACAACTTTATTTCAGATCCAGAAATATTCATACCTGAAAATATTTATAGACCCAACGACCCTAACTTTGGAATACAAAGTCAATTAAAGGTTCCTGTATATTTTGGTATAGAAAGTAAAAGCATAGAAAACTTTGTTGCAGCAATTTCAAAAAATCATAAAAGAAAACAATATAAAATTGGCGAGCTCAAAACAGCAGAAGCACGTAATGAAGGAACTAATGACGTAGTATATGAAGTTGTATATCTAGAAGTTGTAGATCCTGCAGAACCTAAATCTGGACGTACTAGAAAGAATTTTAGAATACAAACAAAAGAAAATATAACAACTGACATAGCAAGCGAAACGTCAAAAAATATGTTTTACGATTATATTGACCCGCCAATATTCACAATTTTTACTAGACGTGGATTAATCAGTGTAAAACTAGGTGAAGACTTTTTCCTTGACACTCGTGCAGACGGCACTTTTGTATTAAATTGGACGGGCGGCTTACAAGTAGATAGTAGAACAGAATCTAATTTAATTAAAATCCTAGAAGGATTAGGACCAAATTACAAAATACCTCCTAAGCATACAAATGTAATTAAAGTAGATAGTGACGCTATTGATGTTTCTATGAATAAGGATGATAGAAGATATATTAGTAATCTTTCTAATATGAGAGATAATATCAGAGAAATTGGTTCAAGTAATAGAAATTTTGTTCCTTTATGGATGCGCAGTCAACAAGAATCAAGTGTAAATGAATTAGGTTTTACTTTATCTATTGTTTTATGTTATTGTAAACCTGGTACAAGTAATATAATTAAAAGCGCAATTAATGCAAGTAATTTTGATTTTAGTAAATTTAATCTAGATTTTGATAGATATATTATTGATAGCACAGATAGATCGAGCGAGTCGCAATACTTAGTATTCCAAAATTATAGATTCAACGTATAACCCAGATAAATAAGTGTAGGAGAACACACTATGGCAAACAGCAGCGTAACAAATTATTCAACTATAGACGAAGCATTTCCTATTGCAGGTCAAGATAACGACTCGCAGGGATTTAGAGATAACTTCGCAGCTATAAAAGATGATCTACAAAAAACAAGTACAGAACTAACTGAACTTAGAACCAAGGCTTTATTAAAAGTTAAGCTCAATGGTGATGATATTCTATCTTTAAACAATGATATGCAAAATGAAACTATCACTAGTGCATTACTTGAAAAAACTTCAGAAAAAGCATACAACACTGGCAACATTGCATCTAGTAATGATGCTAACAGTCAAATAAATTGGGAAAATGGTTCTTATCAAAATATTACGCTCGGTGATAATATAACATTAAAATTGTTAGGCTTCCCTCCAAACGGACAATATGCTAAAATGAGATTAGCAATTTATTCTACAGGTAATGTCACTAGAACTGCTTCGTTCTCAGCAGGTGCTGGCACTATTAGAAAAAGTGAAAACTATGCTGCACAACTAACTCCAGGAGGCGAATTCCAAGTTACATCCGCAACTGTACCAAAGATTGTTGAAGTATGGACAGCTGACGGTGGATCAAATGTTTTTATTGATTACCTTGGAACATTCGATGCATTATAATGTTTAATCCTCTTGTAGATGATTTTAGTCAATTAACCGATAATGAAATAGAAGATAAAATAGTTGAGCTTGGCAGAAAATATTGGCAAGCTCGAAATCCTGCACTACAAGCTCAAGTTGCAACAATATTAGAGATGTACAAACAAGAAGCTGGTTTACGTAGAGCTAAAGCATACCAAAAACAAAGCGATCAAGACGATTCTGGACTTGACAATCTTATAAACGTGTCGTAAAATACATATATGCTTATGAAAACTGATGACTTAGGTATACCTAGATTTTCCAATCGCGATCTTATCGATATGATCTATAGTGGTCATGCGGATAAATGCCACGTGGTATTGTGTGATGAATCAGATGATGTAAACAAGTTCAATGCTGCTCTTAAAGAGCAAGGCTTTGACAAACTACAAAAGTATATCCCACTAGATGTAGATCAAAAGACTTTTGACGGTGTATGTCAAAGTGAATGGTTTATGCCTCAGAAGTATAAAGAAATTAATCCTAACAAATGGCTTGAAGCAAAGTTAATGGAGAAATATCAAATAGATGATCCTGTTACTTTACGTGATACACATACGTATGAATGGATCAGAGTAACTGAAGAACTTACTGAATATCAGTCTCGTGGTATGTATCCGTTACTACAGTATATGATATATCTTGTAGACTTTATGCGTGAGAATAACATTGTATGGGGTGTAGGTAGAGGATCAAGTGTAGCATCATATGTGCTGTATTTGATAGGTGTGCATCGAATAAATTCAATCCAGTATGGCCTGGATTGGAGAGAGTTCTTAAGATAAGTACAAATATAATTTAGGAGATTGTAATGGTACAAAAGCAAAAAGGTCAAAAAACATATAGAACAATGCAAGGCAAACAAGTTGACATGGACATGCTTCGCAAAAAGAACGAACTTACACATGCTGTAGGTAATGCTCGTGTTAATGCCCGAGGTGATGAATTAGGTCCTGGCGGGAAAATTGTTCGCAAACGTGAAGATCTAGTTAAAGAATATTATGAAAATAACAGAGGCATTATTAGCGAAAAGGCTGTGAAGAAAGATGCACCTGAAAAAGATCTTACAGATGATTGGGTAGAACCTGAATCACAGGACGAATGGATCGAAGACGAAGAAGGTAATTTTGTAAAAAAAGGTGAATAATGTCAATTAACTTAAACATCATAAAAGGAAATCCTAAAGCAGTTGGTAACAGAGTACTTATTACAGATATGTACTTTGGGGAACAAAAAACAGCCAGTGGATTGATCATTAATAACGATGACGGCCAAACTAGAGGTATCTATCCACGTTGGGGTAAGGTTTTTAATAAAGGACCTAAGAACAACGATGAATACAATATAGGAGATTGGGTGCTTGTAGAACATGGTCGTTGGACACGAAGTGTAAAGATATTAACTGACACCAATGACGAAGTTGAAATAAGGATGGTAGAAGCAGAAAGTATTCTTGCAATGTCAGAAGAAAAGCCAGACGATGTTCAATTAGGCGCAGAATATGCAGATGGTGAACAAGCAACAATTGACCCTAGTGCCTTTATGGGCCAACAACCAGCATAAGAGGAAAGAATGACGAATCCATTTATAGACATTGAACGCTTTGGCTCTGCGTGTGATCAAGAGCCTAACGAAAGAAACTATCGTATGTATCTTGCACTTATTCAAGAAGAATACGGAGAACTACAAGACGCAGTAAAAGCACACGACAAAGTAGAACAACTAGATGCACTAATTGATATTCTTGTTGTTACTATGGGTGCAATCCGTGCCGCAGGATGGGATGGAGAAGCAGCCTGGAAAGAAGTAATGGATACAAACTTTGCAAAGATTGATCCAGAAACGGGTAAGGTTCGTAAGCGTGAAGATGGCAAAGTGCTAAAACCAGAAGGTTGGAAGGCTCCAGAACTTTCTAAATTTATCAAATAAAAAATCTCTTGACTTTTGTCCTCTATCCTGCTATAATTAATATAAATTAATGAGCGGCTGTAGCTCAGCTGGATAGAGCACAAGTTTGCGGAACTTGAGGCCAGGGGTTCGAATCCCTTCAGCCGCGCCAAAGAGGATAATGTATGGCTACACATGGTATGATAGACTTAGAAACTTTAGGTGTAGAGCCTGATAGTGTTATTATGACCCTAGGTGCTATTAAATTCGATCCATTTTCAGATGCAGAACCACATAGTCCGTTATACCTACGAGGTGATGTAGAGGAACAAAGCGAGCAGTATGCACGTTCAATCGACGATAATACATTAGCATGGTGGAGCAAACAACCACAAGCAATTCAAGACGAAGCATTTGGAGAACACACAGATCGTGTAACTGTGCAAGAAATGTTGCGTCAATTAAACAAATGGTGTGTAGGATTAGATTACATTTGGTGTCAAGGGCCTACATTTGACTTTGTTATTCTGCAACATCTATACAAAGCAGCAGAAAAACCTGCGCCATGGAACTACTGGCAGATACGTGACAGTCGCACACTGTTTGCAATGATGCCTCAGGATCCACGCAAAGCAATTCAAGAAGAACTACATAATGCATTAGCTGATTGTTATTATCAAGCGAAGTGTGTTCAGCAATCATATAAACACTTTGGAGTAACAAACAGATGATGAATCCACCGCCTAGAAAACACGATGAAGAAACACAAAAAGCAATCGACGAATATTTAAAGAAAGGCGGCAAAATTACATATTATGCAAAAGGTGACCGCTCTGAAGAAATAGAATTCAAAGGCGGCTTTTATACCAAAAGAAAAAAGAAAAAAGAAGAAGAAAACAAAAATGATTAGATGGTATGATTATCCAGCGGCAGTTGTGTTTGCATATTTTATGTTAATAAATTTCTTTACAGTACCAGTATTTGGTGCTATAATAGCATATGTAGCATACGAAGTATGGATGAATTATTATTGTCAATTTAGACTAAGGCAGGAAAACAAATGAAAGAACTATGGGTAGAAAAGTATCGTCCGAAAACAGTAGATGGCTACGTATTTAGAGATGACGCACAAAAACAACAAGTTAAAACTTGGATCAAAGACAAAACTATTCCGCACTTGCTTTTTAGTGGCAATGCTGGGATTGGTAAAACTACTCTTGCTAAACTACTTTTTAACGAGCTCGATGTAAACGATTTAGATATATTAGAGATTAACGCATCGCGAACAAACTCAGTAGATGACGTTCGTGACAAAATTGTAAACTTTGTACAGATGATCCCATTTGGGGACTTTAAGGTTGTATTACTAGATGAAGCTGATTACTTATCTCCCAACGCTCAAGCGGCGTTGCGTGGTGTTATGGAAGAGTATCATACTACTGCTCGTTTCATTCTTACTTGTAACTATCCAAATCGTGTTATACCCGCTTTGCATAGTAGGTGTCAAGGTTTCCACATTGCTAAAATTGACCAAACTGAATTCACAGCTCGAGTTGCTGAAATCCTTATTACCGAAGGTGTTAATCCTGATTTGGATACGCTCGATACCTATGTAAAAGCAACTTATCCAGACTTGCGTAAGTGTATCAACATGGTGCAAATGAATTCAGTCGATAGTGTGCTAGTTGCTCCACAGCAAGGTGATACAGGAGAAAGCGACTGGAAACTGGATATGGTAGAACTATTCAAAGCAGGAAAGATTCAAGAAGCACGTAAACTGCTCTGTGGCGCTATTCGTCCAGAAGAAATGGAAGAAGTATATCGTTGGTTATATACTAATATAGACTTATTTGGTAATGAACAGCAACAAGACGATGCAGTTCTTATTATTAAACAAGGGTTAGTGGATCATACCTTAGTAGCTGATCCTGAAATTAACTTAGCCGCTGTGCTAATTAAACTAGCAAGG